GCTATATTAATTTTAGCTGGATATCAATATAAATCCGCTTTTGTTGCTGACCAAGAGATAAATATGGTCGCTTGTCTGACAGAAATTATGGCAAGTTGTAAATTTAAGTGAGGATAGAATGGCGAGAAGAACATTTTGGCGTAAATTAATCGTAAAAGTTAGAATGTGGTGGGTAGATTATAGAGGCCACCACGGAAAAGTTTGGGATTATGAACCAGGTGACTACTATATGGGCAGTCATAAGGGCCACAAAAAACACGAAAAAAAATAATGTACGAATTGAAAGATTATCTTAATGCTATAAATTTTAGCAAAGAGAAGTTATTAGATACAGACGATATTATGTGGGAAAAGAAGTACCCACCTTATATAATTAACAAATGCCTATCAATGCATTATGATTGTATAGCTCAAGCTAATGAGATAAACGGCTTTCACTTTCTTTCAAAGAAAATACAATTTCATTTTTTCATAAATAGTATCCGAAAGAGAAAACGATTTGGCGGTAAATGGTTATCATCTACCAAATTGAAGAATTTACAATATGTAAAAGAGTATTATGGTTATAGTAATGAAAAAGCAAAACAAGCTCTCAACATATTAACAGATAAACAAATTGAAGAAATTAAGTTGTCCTTGTTTAAGGGCGGGAGAAAACAAAGATGAGTGAACAAGAAATACAATGGTCGCCTGAAAGTATGTTAGAAGTTACAATCAAACAGCCAGACGACTTCCTAAAAGTCAGAGAAACTTTAACAAGAATTGGTGTAGCATCCAGAAAAGATAAAACATTATATCAATCTTGTCATATTTTACACAAACAAGGTAAATACTTTATAACACATTTTAAAGAATTATTTGCTTTAGATGGCAAAAAAGCCACATTAGTTGAGAACGATATTCAAAGAAGAAACACAATAGCAATCTTATTACAAGATTGGAACTTAATTGATATAGTTGAAAAAACAAATGTAGAAAACAAGGCGCCATTAAGTCAAATTAAAGTATTACCATTTAAAGAAAAAAAAGAGTGGACGCTATCAGCTAAATATAATATAGGTAAAAAGGTTGACGAGAAAAAAGAGGAAGTAAAAGATAGCGACAATGGAAGTACCAAAGTTTAAAGAATTTATTACAGAGACAGATATAGGTCGTAAAGATAAGCCTATGACTATTGCTATGGTCACGGTGGCTGACTCTAAAGACCCTAAAGAAAATACAACTGCTGATCTTATACAAAAGGCGTGTAAGAAAAAAGGCATTAAATGTATTATTGTAAATACTAAAACTACAATCATCACACAAAAAGACGAAGATAAAAGTACCTTGACCGTATATAACTATGACGGTAAAAATGGTAAACATACCTTTGTAGGTAGAGATACCGTTTGTATTGTTAGAGGTGGTGCTTTAGAAGATGAGGCAGGTTTGTCTCTAATATCTTCTTTTCAAAACTCACAAGCATTTATGATTAACACAAGATCATCAATGTTAACTTGTGATAATAAACTTACATCAGCTTTATTATTTGAAAAGTATGGTCTACCAACACCAAGAACAGCTTTCGTATCTAACGAGAACAATATTAAAACAGCATTAGATAAAGTTGGTGGTAAGTTTCCTGTAATTATAAAAACATTAACAGGTACACAAGGTGTTGGTGTAATTAAAATAGAAAGTTACGAGGGTTTAGTTGCTACTTTACAGGCAATGTGGAAATTAGAAGCAGAATTAATTATACAAGAATATATGCCTAGTGATTTTGACATTAGAACTTTTTGTGTTGACAATAAAATATTTGCTAGTACAAAAAGAAGTCATAGCTCTTATGACTTTAGATCAAATACACATAGAGGTGCTGAGGCAGAGCCATACATTTTAAGTAAAGAAGAAAAAGAATTAGTTTTAAAAGCTGCTAGAGTTTCCAGAGCTTATATGGTTGGTGTAGACCACATTATACATAAAGGTAAACCTTACATATTAGAAATTAATGGTAGTCCAGGATCAGGTGCTGACTATGAAGGCTATCAACACAAAGATTACTATTCAGATTCAGAACCATCAGGTAGAATAGATGGTGAAGAAATGATGGCCAATGTAGTAGATTGGATAGAAAATAGAACTCATTGGGATAGACAATCACTTATAGAATGTGGTTGGTTAGAAACAATAGATTTAGATGAAGTTGGTAAAGTAAGATGTAAGTTTGATACTGGTAACGGTTCAAAGGCTTGTGCTTTACACGCTGATAAAATTTTAGATGACGGTAAAATAGTTAAATGGAAATATGATGGTAAAACTTATAGTAAACCTAGACACGGTATAAGTAAAGTGTTTAGATCAAATGCTACAAATGAACCATCTGAAACAAGACCAACTATATTAATGGATATTACATTTAATGGTTTTACTTATAAAGATGTAGAGATAGGTTTAGACCAAAGACCAAGGTCAGGTTCAGACTTACTGGTAAATAGAGATTTAATGAGATTAATGAATTTGAGTGTCAACCCTAATAGAACTTTTGTATTAAGTAAAAGGTTGAGACCAATTGAAAAAGAAGGCCGACCAAATAAAGTTGGTTTTGATAAGAAATAGCATTGACTTTTTAGTCAAAGTGTGGTATATTATAATGAATAAGGAGAAATATTATGTCAAGTGAAGTAAAAATATTAAGACTATCTACTGGCGAAGATGTTATCGCTAAGGTAGGTGAAAATGATCAAGGTATAAGTTTAAACAAAGCGTTTGTAATTATACCTCAACAATCAGCACCAGGACAACCTGTTCAATTGATGATGTCTTTGTATAATGCTTTTGGTAAAAGTGATACCATTACATTAACAAAAGATAAGATTGTTTTTATGACCGATCCTAAAGATGAGATACTAAAATCTTACGAACAAAATACAAGTAGAATAATAACAAAAGCCCCAGGTTTAATTACAGAAAATTCAGTACCTAAACTTTAATGATTACTGTCTATTTTATGAGAGGACAGGAAAAGATTCCTGTTCAAGTTGAAGAAGGTATGTCCTTGATGGAGGCGGCTAGAGATTTTGCTAAAACATCAATAGATGAAATACCTGCTGATTGTTCAGGTTGTTGTGCCTGTGCCACTTGTCACGTTATTATAGACAGAGAATGGATAGGTAAAGTAGGTGAGGCAGATTATGATTCTGCTGAAACAGAATTAATTGAATATGAAAAAAACTATGATCGTATGAGAAGTAGATTAGCTTGTCAAATTCAATTAGAAAAAAAACATAATGGTTTGATAGCACATTTGCTTGATAATCATAAATTGTAAGGGGGATTAGCTCAGTTGGGAGAGCGCCTGATTTGCATTCAGGAGGTCGCAGGTTCAACTCCTGTATCCTCCACCAAAATTTATTATGAACTTTTATAAATCAGTTATTGAACACAGAGGTAAATTACTTGTTCGTGGTATTCACGGCGGTAAAGATTACAAAGAAAAGATTGACTTTGGTCCTACTTTGTATGCCTTGACACAACAAGAAACTGAATATAAAAATTTACAAGGTCAATATCTAAAACCTATTACATTTAAAAATATAGACGGTGCTCGTAAGTTTAGACGAGAAGTTGTGACACAAAACTCGCCAATCTATGGACTTGAAAGATACCATTATCAATATATTGGTAAAGAGTTTACTAAAAATATACAATGGTCAAAAGAGTTTATTAAAATATTTACACTTGATATAGAGACTAGTTGTGAAAATGGTTTTCCAGATGTAGAAAATCCTATTGAAGAATTACTTTGTATTACGGTTAAAAATCAAACTAACAAACAGATTATTACTTGGGGCGTAGGCGACTTTAAGACCGATAGAACAGATGTAACTTATGTAAAATGTAAGAATGAAAAAGAACTTATATTTGAGTTTATGAAATTCTGGTTAAAAAATCATCCAGATATTATTACAGGTTGGAATACGAAGTTTTTTGATTTACCTTACTTAATGAATAGAATTAAACTAATAGCTGGTGATAAAGTTGCTAGTAGAATGTCGCCTTGGAATTTAATACAAAGAGAAGAAATACAAGTAAGAGGTAGAACTCAAACTGTTTATGACTTATATGGTATTACTAATTTAGATTACCTTGACTTATACAAATGGTTCATACCACAAAGACAAGAGAGTTATAAACTTGACTTTATTGGTCAACTAGAACTTGGTCGTGGTAAAGATGAAATGCCATACCCTACATTTAAAGAATGGTACGAGAAAGACTTTCAATCATTTGTTGATTACAATATACAAGACGTAGAGATTGTTGATGGCCTAGAAGATAAATTAGGTTTAATTGACCTATCATTAACTGTTGCCTATGAAAGTAAAGTAAACTATGGTGATATATTTTCACAAGTTAGAGTATGGGATACTTTGATAGCAAATCATTTAATGAAAAAAAATATATGTGTGCCTCCTAGAGAAGACCATATAAAAGAGACAAAGTATGAGGGTGCTTATGTAAAAGAGCCTCAACTTGGTCAGCATAAGTGGGTTGTTTCGTTTGATATTAACTCCCTATATCCACATATTATCATACAATATAATATTTCTCCAGAAAAGATATTAGGCGTTAAATCATCTGGCGTTTCCGTAACAAAGATGTTATCAAACCAAACACCACTTGCTCATTTAAAAACAGAGGGTGCTTGTATTACACCTAATGGTGCTATGTTTAGAAATGATAGTCAAGGTTTCTTACCTGAAATGATGGAAACAATGTACAATGAGCGTGTAATTTACAAGAAAAGAATGTTAAAAGCAAAACGAGAATATGAAAAAACAAAAGACCCTAAACTTGTAAAAGAAATATCTCGTTGTCATAATATACAATGGGCAAGAAAGATTGCCTTAAACTCAGCTTATGGTGCTGTTGGTAATCAATACTTTAGATACTATGATGTAAGACAGGCAAGTGGTATAACAACTGCTGGCCAATTTATTATTAGATTTATAGAAACTAAAGTTAATGAATACTTAAACAGAATATTACAGACACACGACAAAATAGATTATATCGTGGCCTCAGATACAGATTCAATTTATGTTACACTTGACAAGTTAGTAGAAAAAACTTGTGAGGGTAAGACTAATGACCAAATATGTAATTTTATTGACAAGGTTGTTGGCAGTAGAATAGAACCATTTTTAGAAAAATGTTTTGGTGAATTATCTGATTACACAAATGCCTTTAAAAATTGTATGGTGATGAAACGAGAAGTTATCGCCGACAAGGGTATTTGGGTGGCCAAAAAGCGGTATATGTTAAATGTACTAGATGAAGAAGGCGTAAGACTTTCTGATCCAAAGTTAAAACTAATGGGTATAGAAGCTGTCAAGTCTAGTACACCGCAGGTCTGTCGTGGTAAAATTAAAGAAGCTATTAAGATTATAATGGCTAAAGAACAATCAGATTTACATAAGTTTGTGGCAGAATTTAAAAAAGAATTTTTAGAACTACCTGCTGAGGCAATATCATTTCCTAGAAGTTGTAATAACATTAAAAAATATAGAGATAGTAATAGTGTGTTTATTAAAGGTACACCAATACACGTTAAAGGTGCTTTGATTTACAATCATCAACTAAAACAATTTAATCTAGGTAGAAAATATCCTTTTATACAAGATGGTGATAAGATTAAGTTTCTTAAATTATTAGAGGCAAATCCATTTAAGTTTGATGTAATAAGTTATATGACAAAACTACCAACAGAATTTAAACTAGAACAATATATTGATTACGAACTACAATTTGAAAAAACATTTTTAGATCCTATGA